TGTCTAGCACATTTCGAATAAGAGAGCTTCCTCTTGGAAAAGAGGATTTATCACCTGGTTCGTCTGTTGCAACATACAAACGAACTATTGATGATACTCCTATTCAAACCCCAACTGAAACCCCAACACAACCTTTTGGGTTGGGATCAGCTTGGTGTGCAGACTATTTGACCACCGGTGGACGTCGCGAACCGCATGACTTAGACATTGTCAAGACCTGGGGAAAACCCTGGCGTCTTGACGCGTCTTATCGTAGGGACTATGGTTGGTACTATAGACACTACGAATATATGCATTGGTTTCGTAACGATTCTCAAGCCTACTGGGATCAGTATAATAAACCCACCTCCACCATTGGAGACTGGGATGCATCCATTTTGGCCAACCTGGCGTTAAAGCCAGTTGTTGATCTTCCTTTATTTCTCTTCGAATTAAAGGACCTGCCTCGAACCCTCCGAGATCTCGGAAGGATTAAGTCAGGGAAAGGTGCATTATCTGATATTCCAGGTCAGTTTGTAGCCGCGAACTTTTCGTGGCTCACACTGTTCTCGGATTTGAAGAAACTTTTTCAAATTCAAGAATCTATGATGCAGCGTATTGCTGAATTACAGAACATGAAAGAAGGCAAGAGAATAAAGAGGACATTAGGATCGTCCTCCTCCAACTCGGTATATGGTAACGTGTGGCTCCGTCCACCAGTTAAGTTAACTGTTGAAACGGAAGAGACACGTAGGACATGGTTCACTGCTAGGGTTACAAACCCTGATAGTGATTCCATATCTGACCTTATCACTATGTACAGACGAGGCCTCAGAAGTGATGACTTTTTCGCTTCCGATGCCTTTAAAGACATAATGGGTCTATCGGTGTCGAGACAGTCAGTTGTCACGGTATGGAATGCTATTCCATGGTCGTGGCTTATTGACTGGTTGTTCGACATAGGCACATATCTCCAAGCTAAGGTAGGGAAGATTCCCCACCAAATCAAGGATATATGTGTCATGGAGACAATAGACTCCCGATACACTTTTGTTCATCATTCCAATTATACTCATGATTGGGATGACGACTTTACTTTCGAGCCTGGTTATCACCAGTATCTTAGTAAGTCGAGACGAGCTTTGGATTACCTTCAACCGAAGGCCAAGTTGGTTGACTTTCTTACTTTACGTCAAACAACTCTCCTAGCCTCACTCGCCCTGATGAAATTCTAACAAGTCTTTCATCAAGCGGGCAAAACTATTTGCTCGTGTATGGCCCGTCGTGAGACGCGCTAATCCTAAGAAAAGGAGCAACCATGTTTGCAAATCCACTTCAAATCACCTATAACGCTGTCGTAAAAGACCTCGAAAAGGTGAACCAGGACAACTATGCCGGTCAGTATTATCTTGATGATACTACTATCCGGTTCCATGCGAAGATTGCTCACACCTTGCCTCCCTCGGGTGGCACAGGTGAGTCGCATCTTCTTCGCCTGGACGCAGAACACTTCGATGTTGATAATATCTATCAACGGAAGGATTCTGCGTGGCTGTCTGTTCGTACGTACGATGCATGGCAGAGTACGACGGATCTTGACTATCTTACTGATGCGCTGGTGGCTCTTGCCACTTCGGCTAACATCACTAAGCTCTTGACTCGTCAAACTTAGGTTTGATGAGTGGGGTGAGTTTAACCTCCTCACCCAGTCAAGATTGTGGTTTTGTCTGCATTCACACCATCCAACGAAGGATCGTTAAATGGATGCTACGCAAAATAACATGGCTTGCGAGCCACTCGCTGCAGTTCTCATGGACTTGCGTGCGTGGGATCGTGAGCTGTACCAAGATCTTGAACCGTCCTTAAAAATGGTTCAAGATAGGACTCGTTCTCGTGGTGTAGTAGAGCTTTTGGTTCTCTTACCAAAAGCAGGTAAACATCTTGATAAGTGTTTATCTGGGGGAGAGTTGGATTTATCCAACTATCCTTCCGAGCTACCTACGAGAGCACAGTTCCCAATTCTTTTTGGGCCACTGTATCGTAGAATATTCCTTAATAATCTACACGAGTCTTCAAGCTTTCCAATCCTCGCTGAGGAAGATATTTCTAACGAAATATTCTTTCTCAGAACACTCTTATACATGTATAAGAGTGTTGAAGTACCCTGCCCAACTGAAAATATTGAAAAAGCTGTTAAGGCCTTTTCAGATATTGATGTTGGCCTACGTAATCCATCGATAATCTGGGATTCCCCAGATTTCTTTGACATTACAGTAGGAAGGGCTGGCTCCTTATCTTTCACAGATTCAGTCTTGATTGGATCTGACTCCTATAGAGCACTTGCTCTTATGAAGAATTTAGATAAGGTGGCTGACATTCTTGTCAGCCATATGCCTATGATAGATACTCTATCATTACTTCCTAGGCACGGACCAGGCGCAGTCGCAGATGCCAGATCAGATCAGGATAAATACTTACTCCCGAACTGGTCAAAGAACTCTCATAGGATCTTTCCTAGAGAGTATTTTGCCTATTCTACAGAAGAATGGGCGGCTTCTGATCCACACTATAAGATTACGGAATCATATAATCAGTTAGGAAAGCTTACAGCTGTCCCGAAGGATTATACGAAGCCTCGTCTTATTACTGTGGAGCCGACTTCTCACCAATTCCTTCAACAGGGATTGCTGAGGTGGTTTCGGACTAACTTGCCAAGACCACTACGTCACTGCATCTCCTTTCGTTCTCAGGATCCCTCACGGGATTCTGCACGAAGGGCCTCTCTTCGAGGTTCCGGAATGGCGACTGTGGATTTATCCTCAGCTTCCGACCGGATGTCCCTTTGGGCGGTAGAACGTGCGTTCAAGCGAACGGACATTTTATCACACCTTCAGGGTTGTCGGACTAGTACCATCTTTGATGGTACAAAACCCAACTCCTCTATGGGGGAACTTGTTCTGCGTAAATTCGCAGGACAGGGCAGTGCCGTGACCTTTCCGATTCAGTCTATCTTGTATGCTATTTGCTGCATCACTGCAGTACTAACATATGATGGATCGCGTATAACAACGCGGAACATCACCAAGGCAGCTAAAAAGGTTAGGGTGTTTGGGGATGACATAGTCATCCCGTGTACAGCACTACCAGACCTATCATTGATTTTTAATAAACTTCAATTAAAAATCAACAGTGAGAAAACTCACTGGAGAGGTTGCTTCCGCGAATCTTGCGGAGGTGACTACTTTAGGGGAGTGGATGTTACTCCATTCTACCTAAAGACTCTCTTCCAGGTCAACACCATTGCGGAGATATGTTCTACCGTTGATGTAAGCAACAATGCCTACATTAAGGGGTTATGGAACCTATCTACATTGCTTTCCAGTCGCATTCCTGCAAAGTATAGCAGGATGATACCGGTTAGTGATACACCGCAAGGTGGTCTCACGCTACGCACCCATATTAGGGGTACGTTTGCTCGTCAAACCCGATACCATTGGGATTGGCAAGTTGAACGTATCAAGACACTTCAAGTGTTTCCTAAAGTGAGAACGGTTCAGCGTGAGGCTTCACAGGACTTACTCTCCTTCTTTACAGAAGGAGTGTTTCGTCGACCCATTGAGTATGTCCCTTGGGACAGTGGGTACACTGTGACTGGTCCACTCAAGTATCGGACCAGATGGGTCCCAATCCAGTAAGATCGGATTGGGAATTGGGCTGTTCCTCTATTCACCCGCGTGTACATGGTCCCCCGACCATGTATGCGTAAGTAATAGAGGGACCCAATATGGGACTCTTGCA